CAGATATTGTAGACACAGTAGCTAGCATTAATTCCATTGAAACTAAATATCCTGAACTTAGGCAGAAGTCTAAAGGTCCTACCTTTGCACTAACCTACAATGGTACATGGCATACCTTAGTTTCTAACATTGGAATTCCTAAAAAGGAAGCTGTTCAAATTGAACAAAACTATCATAAGCTATATAAGATATCAGATAAATTTACAGCTAAAAACGTTAAGTTTGCTGAAAAGAATGGCTACATGAAATGTGCATTTGGATTACAGATAAAATGTCCCATATTAGCCCGTACACTACATGATAACTCAGTAACACCATATGCAAGTACTGCAGAGGCTAGAAGTGCAAACAACGCTGTAACACAGTCATGGGGAATGTTGATCAATAGAGCTCTAATTGCAACAAATAAGTTGCTAGAAGACTCAGAATTCATATATGATATACGTCCGATTAACACAATTCATGACGCTGCTTACTTCCTAGTTAGGGATACTCCAGAAGCTATTAAGTTTCTGAATGATACGTTAATTAAAGAAATGCAATGGAATGCTCATCCGAGCATTCGCTCGAAAGATGTTGCAATGGGTGCTGACCTAGAAATAGGAAAGTCTTGGGATAAACAAATTAGCTTACCTAATAATGCTAATGTTAAACAAATTGAGGAAATATTAAATGAGCTATAAATATACTAATAAAAATAATGTCAGTCTTCCACTAGCTGTATGGCTAATGCACGATGACTATGATTACGACAGTAGAACTAACGTAATTAGTGCTACATCACTATTAAAGCCTACTAGAGCACTAGTACTAAAAATGCAACACAGTGAAGTAGATAAGGAAGTGGATATTACAGATTTAGTACCATCTCGTATGGGCTCTGCAATACATGCTATTGCTGAACAAGCTTGGACAGATAGAGGTAACGTATCTAAAGCAATGAGCGCCTTAGGCACATCTAAATTAGGTGAGATTACAATTATTAATCCTGATAAGCCTGTTAAAGAAAATGAGATACCTGTATATGTAGAACAACGCCATGAAACAGAGGTAGGTGACTACATCATTTCAGGAAAGTATGACCTTGTCATTGATGGCACTCTATCAGACTACAAAAGTACCTCTGTATGGACGTATATCTTCGATTCTAACGCACTTAAATACACACAGCAAGGTAGCATTTACAAATGGCTAGCACCTGACAGAATCACTGATAATAAGATTGATATTCAATTCATATTTACAGATTGGTCAGGGTCTAATGCTGCAAGAGATTCAAAGTATCCACAATCTAGAGTCCTAACTAAATCTTATCCATTATGGTCAACAGATCAAACTGATAAATTTATTAAAGATAAGCTGACAGACATTAAAGGTTTACTTGATAAACCACAAGAAGATTTACCAGAATGTACATCTGAAGAATTATGGGAGTCTCAAACTAAATACAAATACTTTAAAAATCCTAATGCTCAACGAGCTACTAAAGTATTCGACAATATGCAAGAGGCAGACCAACGTTTATCAGATGATGGAATGGTGGGTATTGTAAAAACTATACGTGGTGAAGTTAAGGCATGTAGATACTGTGAAGTATCTGGTATATGTCAACAAGCTAAGAACTTAGTCCAACAAGGGAGACTAGTATTATGAGTACGCCAGATAAAAAGTATTTCAAATTATCAGAAGATATCGTTGATATCTTAATTGCAAAAACTCAGTCACAAAACCGTCACTTTTTTAGATTACTAGTAGCTTACTATTTTTCTAAAGTAGCATCTATGATGCGTACAAATATTGAAACAAAAGATAGAGGTGTAATTCCAGTTAATACTTATGTATTAAATCTAATGCCATCAGGAGCAGGTAAAGGCTTTTCAACTAATATCATGGAAGAAGATATTATTGAAGGCTTTAGATTAAAATTTTTAAAAACAGTACTACCTGGTGAAAGTGCAAAAGAACTTTTAATTCTAGTTGATAGATATCAAGAATATAACCCATCACTTTCTACCGATGAAGCTATGGCTCAAGTTCAGAAAGAATATGATGCTTTAGGTACATTAGCATTTAGTTTTGACAGTGGTACATCACCAGCTGTTAAACAGATGCGTCAGAAGTTATTAATGTCTAACTGTGGCTCTATGAATCTAGAACTAGATGAAGTAGGCTCTAACCTCACCAGTAATGTTGAAATGCTTAATACATTTCTAGAATTATATGATGTAGGTAAAGTTAAACAAAAACTAACTAAGAATACCACTGAAAATAAACGTGGTGAAGAACTAACTGGACGTACACCAACTAATATGATGTTATTTGGTACGCCCACTAAATTATTAGACGGTAGTAAAACTGAAGAAGAATTTAAACAGATGCTTGAAACTGGATATGCCCGTAGAATGCTATTCGGCTATGCATGTTCAATTGAAACAACTAAGCAACCTACTGCTGAAGAACTTTACAATGCGTTAACTTGTATTAACGTTGAAAAAGACACTGAAACTATTAGTAATCATATTACTAATTTAGCAGATAGAGCTAAGTTCAACAAATCTCTTACTATGAGCCGTGATGATACGATTCATTTATTAGAGTACAAACTTCAATGTGAAGCAGCAACCTATAAGCTTAAAGCTCATGAGGAAACTAAGAAAGCTGAACTAGCTCATCGTTACTACAAAGCTTTAAAGTTAGCAGGTGCATATGCATTTGTTGAAGGTAGTAAAGTTATTCACAGGAATCACTTAGATAGCGCAATTCAACTGTGTGAAGACTCAGGTGAGCACTTCAACAGAGTTATCTGTAAAGAAGGCTCATATGCCCGTTTAGCACGTTATATTGCTGATGTTGGTAAAGAGATTACTCAAGTTGATTTACTCGAAGAATTACCATTCTATAAAGGCTCAGAGTCTCAAAAAAGAGACTTACTATCGCTAGCTGTTGCTTGGGGATACAAACATAATATTATTATCCGTAAAACTTACGTAGATGATATTGAGTTCCTATCAGGTGAGGCACTAAAAGAAACTGACGTTGATAATATACAAATTGCATATAGCACTGACATAACCGAAGGGTTTGAACCAGCTGTAACTCAATTTAGTAAATTAGCGAAGATATTAATTTGTGAACCAGGGTATCACTACACAGCTCACAACTTCTTACAGAAATATCGTTCATCTGAAAAAGCATTACCAGGCTTTGATTTGTTAATCCTAGATATTGATGGGGGCTGTAGCTTAGACTCAGCTAAAGAATTATTGTCAGACTATAAAGTACTATTTGCTACTACTAAACGTCATACAGCTGAAAAGAATAGATTTAGAGTGATATTTCCAATGTCACATTATCTAAAGCTTAAACCTAAAGACTATTCTAAATTTATGGAGAATGTATTTAACTGGTTACCGTTCGACTGTGACACAGCTACTAAAGATATTGCACGTAAATGGATGTCAAATGATGGTGAGTATTACTATAACGATGGTGAGTTAATCGATGCAACACTATTTATACCTCAAACTAAAAAAGCAATAGAACAAGAACAAAAGATTCTAGATGCTCAAGGTATGAGTAATATGGAAAGATGGTTCTCTGGCCGAATTGAAATAGGCAACAGAGCTACTATGTTAATAAGATATGGCTTTATGTTAATGGACAATGGATATCCAGAAGATGCTATTAGGAATATGTTAGTTACGTTTAACGAACAGATTAACGACCCTATTAGTCCTGAAGAAATTCACACGAAGATAATGCCATCAATTCAAAAGAAAATTATACAAAAGGAGATTGAGTAATGAATAACAATTTAGTTTTACTATGCGGTAAGTCCGCAACCGGAAAATCAGCTAGCTTAGTTGATATTAAAAACCCTGAGGGAGTAATGTATCTTAACTGTGAAAACAATAAGAAGTTACCTTTCAAATCTAAGTTCAAGGAATACACGATTACTGATCCTACGGATGTACCTGATGCTATTGACTCAGTTCAAGACAACGACAAGATTCATACTATTGTAATTGACAGTCTTACTTATCTAATGGATATGTATGAAAGTACCCAGGTACTGACTTCATCTAACACAATGAAAGCTTGGGGCGGATACGCACAGTTCTTGAAGAATCTAATGGCACAGAATGTAGCCAACTCTAACAAGAACATTATCTTTCTTGCTCATACATCAGACGTATTTAACGAATCTGAGATGGTAAATGAGACTATGGTCA